AAAAAGAACCTACTCCCAATTATGAGAGTAGGTTTATTGTTAATTAGACAACTTCGACTTGAACTGCATCAATAGCGTAACCATACCATCCAGCGTATCCATTATTACCGGAGCCATAGTTCGTGATCCAGCCAAGCCATCCTTTACCAATACAGTGGACACGATAGCGCACTTTTTTACCTTTTGGTGCATTAACAAGTCTCATCTGTAATCCGTCTACTTTTGATTTCTTATCTCCTGCGAAATATTCACCATATTTATCTTTTTGGCGGTCTCTCTGCCATGCAAAACGCCATTTACTAGCTGAATCTCCTAACTTATGAAAACGATACTCCAAATAACCAACATCTTTTGCATCTCCAACAGTGTTAGCTTGAAGTGCTAAAATTGGATAACCAATAACTCCTGAATAACCATTTGTGTTTTGATTGTTGTAATTACGAATATTGCTCCACCATTTTCCATTTGCATAAGCTTGATGGTCTACATCAATTTTTTTAGGTTGTGGTTTAGGTATAGATGGTTTTTCTGAAGGTTTTTCAACTGATTGAGAATTGATTTCCTTGTTTAAAATTCCTTCTACAATAGCTTCAGCGCATTTCTTAGCATTCCATCTATCTGCATCATCTTTATCATCTACGAAGCAACATTCAACTAACATCGCTGGTGCTTTTGTCTTTGCTACTACATATAAATTATTCCCACATACTTTTACACCTCTATTATGAAGTCCTAGTTCTTTAGAAATCTTAGCTGCTATACGTTCTGCTTCATCAATTGGTGAATTTGAAGATTTATCATAGATATAAACCTCTACACCACCTGTTGAATCGTCTCCTTTTAAATCTTTTCTACCACTATTTAGATGAATAGAAACATCTAAATCAACAGTATGTGAATTACATTTATTAACTATGTTTATAAGATTTTGATCTTCGTCTTTTCCTGCATCGTCTGTACAGTCATATACTGTGTGACCTTCTGCTTTCAACAGTCTAATTACTTCGTCTTTTACAACTCTATCTTCTTTTAATTCATTTTTCAAAGAAGATGCTCCTGGTGTATGAACATTGTGTCCGCCATGTACATTAATTTTCATATTTCATTTCTCCTTTCGCCTTTTTAGGCATATAAAAAGACACCCATTTTTGGACGTCTTTATTTAATTTTTTCTTCAATTGCGTAAATTCTCAATTCGTGACGATCAAGAATCTTTTCGTTTAGTCTTTGCTTTTCGATGATTTCATCAATTTCTTTCCCATGCTTTTCAATTCTCTTATCACGGTTTTTGTCGTTCTCCATCATGTTTTCAAAATTTGTGTTTAATTTGACAATGGTTGCGTTCAGCTTCATCATAGGTGTTACCACCGCAATGATTGCTCCAAGGAATGACAAAAGTGCAATGATTTCTTTGTCTTCCATTTGCGTTCCCCCTAGCTTTATTTTGGATCTCTGTATGTCAATGCCTGTCCGCTATCTTTTAACCCTTTGGTTGTAGGATCATTTAACGCATTCCAAACAGAAACAACAACTAAAGAAAGCACATATGGATTAGAAATTGCACTCATCAACAAATCCCCCAATGCGCTCCATGTTGTCAAGTCCTGTGCAGTCAACCCTGCATAAGCAAGAACAGGGGTTAAAACTGCTAAAATAATTTGTGCAATAAATACTGGGTTTTTAAATCTAACTTTTAAGTTCATAATATAAATTTCCTCTCTTTCATTTCTAAATTTTCATCAATAGCAATATCTATAATCATATTAGCTGGTGCGATTACACTTACCATATTGAATGTACTTCGCAATTCGGCATCAGATACAGGTGGCAATCTAATCCTTATAGTATAAATATCGCTTATCAGCTTTATCGTATAATTATCACCATATAATGCATACAGCTTGTTTTTAAGCATTTTAAATGTGTATGGTATCTTTATGTTCAAGCGATTAAGAATCTCCCACCTGCGTGATTCTAGTGTGTCTGTTGGCTTTGGATTTATCTTTAAAATCCTCTCCCACCTTGACAGTCCATTTTCAGTAGCTTCATGAACGAATTGATCACATAATAAATTATGATATTCTTTCACTAGAAGATTGAATTCTGCACTTTCAGTATTCATGATTTGCTTTATCTCTTCAAAATCCTGTACTACTGGTGGTAAATAAGATAGTAAATCAACTTTTTTATTTTCCATTTGTCAATACCCCACGCTTCACAATTGTATTTTTATCAGCAGTATAGTTTTCTTCAATGCCATTTATCTTCGTCTCCGCAATATCTACAACTGTTGGTATGCCTAGAATCCTTGTTTCTATCTGAGAAATACGAACAATGATATTATCTTGGTTTTCCCAGTCCTTATTAAGCAATGATAAATATTCATCAATCACTGTTTCAACTTGTGATTTTACATCTTCCCATTCATATCCAGGCTGCAAAGTTGCCAATAAAGAAATATCAATACTAGCTTCATTAACTCCTGCAATAGTTACAACATGACCGATTGGAGCAATTCCAATTCCTTCACCAGGAGATGCAACAGGATCAACTTCTTCCTGTACTGTTTGAATCAAGGTTTCATGGGGCTTGACATAATTAGAATCAGTGATAACAACCTTTACTGTTCCCCCACCATTCCATTCATGACCGCTATATACCTTGACACCGCCAACGCCCTTGATCAGTCCTACCTTTGTTTTGTAATCAATCTTATTGCCACCGTAAGATTCAGCTTCTAGTGATTGATAGTATCTTCTTCTTAGTGATTCTGTATCTTCTTCATTCTCACCTGGAATGAGCAGTTCAGTTAATTCACATGATTGCAGTCCATCTATATATTCAATTGGAATCAGTGTTCCAAAATGGTTGTTTCCTTCAATTCCAAGCGTTTCACATTCCAGTTGATATTGACCATCTGTAATTTTTTCAACAACCTTATAGTTCAAATTTTCCAAAGAAAAACGACTCCCTATAGGAATCGTTAATGTAGACGGTTTGAATATGCCTTTTAAAATCGCATTTGTAGCTGGCTGTGGTGTAATACCACGCTCTTTTGCTCGTTTAATTAAATATTCCCTTGAAGCTGTGTCTGCAAATGTTTCATCCAAAATTCTCTGTGCTTCGATATACATTCCCATCACTTCAACAGCAGCGGGGGCAAGGGCATTGTAAATAATAGAGCCTTCCCTTGTATCAATATTGCTGTCTTGTTCAAGCACCCTGTCAATCATTCGTTCAAGAATGACTTCTACGCTCATATCTTCGTACATTCTATACATTCACCACACTTTCACTTTCAAAACTACCAATATCACTATGCACCGTAAAAGTGCAATGAACAGCATTTTTATTCACTTCAAAATCAAAATTATCAACAGCAGTAATCCTATCATCTTGTGTTAAACACTCCGTTATTCTTCGTTTCAGTTCAGGCAACACATAGGGGATTGGCTGACCTATCAAATCCATCAGTTCAACACCATAGTTTTCTGAATATATAACATACTGGTAACGTTCAACATTAAGCATCAAATAAACTGCCTGTTTAACTGCATCTAAATCATCACATTTTCCGATGATGCGCTTTTTATCAATCAATAGTTTAAATGTTGATGAAGGCATTTCTTCAATATCAAAATCTGCTTCTAATTCATAATCTATTTGTGGAATCATATGCATCACATCCTGTCTAATACCACGAACTTCTGACCACCCTGCATTCTGATTAGAATGACTTTTTCACCCTTTTTCAATCCATTGTGAACTGTGAACTTCTTTCTTCCTGAATAACTGTGACTGTGCGATACATCTATAATCGCTTCACTTATTTCAACATTCACATCAGCACTGATATCAAGGGTTGTTGTCGCCTTGCTTTCAACTTTTGTTTCAGGTGGTGTTACAGTGTTTTGTATCTGAACATCACAAGTTCCATCAATTTCTGATGTTGCTTGTGCATCATGTGAATGATTTGCATTCAAGGATACAGAATCTGTTTGATGATCAACTGTCATTTCAACTTCATAATCTTTTACCGCTCTAGTAAGTATCAGAAATTCTTCTGACAAATCCATCTTTTGTTCAACATTGATATTAAGTGGTGATGTACTTGTAACAGTTCCAAAATAAAAAGCAGCTGGATTAGATGCATTAACTGCTTCCACCGCTGCTCTTTTTATCAATTCAGTTAAATTAGCCATCAAAAACACCATTGCCTTTCAATGTCAAATCCATGCTGTGATGATTGTTTTCAAACTTATGTGTTACTTTTTCAACCATCATAAAATTCTGAATCTTGGTATCATCAAGATCCAATTGAACCACAACAAGCGAGCCTGCACGAACTCTTAAATCTCCCAACACACCATTTACTTTCAATCCTTTTGTTTTTTTATTATACAGTTTTAGTAATGCATTCGCCTTTGCAGATGCATTCTCGTTTTCATCAACTGTATCAAAGTATTGAAGAACCCCCCACGTATTCATGTTCACACCATGCTGTGCTATATAAACATCACGTTTTCCTGTTTCTTCATTCTCTCTTACAAGTTTGATTTTGTTATAAGTTTCACCATCAATGGATGAAGAATAGTCCAATGTTTCGGCAGTTTCCGCATCAATCAATATTCCTACTTTTAAAAACTCGACATAGGAAAGCCTCAGTTTTCCAAAATCGTCATATAGGACATAAATTTCACTTCTATTCATCAAGGTATCATCTAATGCATTTTGAATAATATCAAACAGCGTCTGATTATCTTCTACTTTGGTTGCTATCTTGTGGTAAGTGTCATCCATCTGTCCTACATTCAAATTAAAGTCATTAGCAATCATCCTCACAAGTTCTGTTGCGGTTTTATTTTTGTAAACATAGGTATCTTTGTTCTTCAAATACCTTAATTGATCATATGCAGTAACTTTTATGTTCTTTTCTTTGTCATATGACTTTTTGAACACAAATCCAAAGAAAACATTTGTACTGTCTATTCTTAATCTAACAACTGCACCTTCTTCAAATTTCAGCGTATCATCCTTCAAAACTGTAAATTCAAGTTTTCCCGGTGCTCCTTTTCTTTCTAGCGACCATTTTACATCATCATGAACAACAGGTTGATAACATGTATCTTTCCATTGAATCAATAATTCCATTTCCATAATCAAACCACCTTAACCGCATTCGCAAGAACCCAACCTAACCATCCACCACTTGGGGTAGTGACATGATATGGATGTGTTCCTTTTGTATTAATAAAGTTAATTTTTCCCTTATAATTCTTTCGTGTTTGTCCAGGGCCAGCTCCATAGCTATCTCTATGTAATCGTCCGTTAACAACAACATTACAACCAATTGTCGGTTTCTTATTTGATGAATTAGAAGGAGGCCTTGGCTTAGGTTTTGGTTTAACAACAGGTTTCTTCCTAGTATCCTTGATAGTGATTTTCACTGTTTTAGTTCCATAATCAACATATTGTTTCAATGTAAAAGATACTTTTATATCAAAACCTTCCCCAGCATCTTCAGAAATCGTATATTCTTCTAAAGATACTTTGATGTTTGTATCAAAAAGCAGTTTTCCATTTGGTGTTGCCCTAGAAACAATAAACTGAAACGGTTTTCTTGAAATCTTTAGTTTTTCAAATGCATCAAGAAAGTAAGCTGCACCTCTAAATCCATTAGGATACGAAGCAAAGGGATACTTCATTTGTGGAATAAGTGCTTCAAATGTAATTTCGGTTAATCCTGGTCTTTTTAATATATTAACTTCCTGATCATTTATCAGGTTGATTGTAGTGTTTTGATTGTTAATCTTCATTTCCATTGATTCAGGTGCAACAGGAAGCTGTACCTTGTCAAAGAAAAAATTATATCCTTTTGCCATCTGCACAACTCCCCTTTCTATGAATGTACACCTTCAGCAGTAGAAAGAAGTTCCTCTTCTACTTTTTCAGTAAGTTTATTTACAACACCATCAATATCCATATCACTATTTATGTTATTGTGGTTTGTCATATCAATTTTTATTTCTGCTGTAGTGAAACGGTTGATAGTTTCCTGTTCTGCGATATCTCTTAGATATTTTAAATCTTCAGATGTAGCAGTAAGCTCTTTTGCCATCTTAGCTGTATTTCCTGCAGTGTCTTTTCCATCACTGGCCATATCACCAAGTCCTGCAGCATTTAATGCATCTGTAATATTATCAGAAGCATTACCTTTGTTCCCACCAAATAAATTGCTTATTCCTTTTTCGATGCCTTCACCCCATGCATAACCAGCACTCCATGCTTCGCCAAGTGAACCCATCTCCATTTTGGGCGCGGTCCAATAATCTTCCGGTTCATCACCTACCCAATTATTGATTCCTTTCTTCATATTTTTAAGTGAACCAGTAACTGAACCTACTGTTTCTATTTTTCCAACCGTCCCTATCTCTACTCCCGGAATTTTATTTAATAATTCAATAAGTCCGTTAAGAGCTCCAATAGCGATATTCACTGCATTTATAAACATATTAGCAAGCGAAGTTGCAGCACTATCCCATCCTTCTGTAAAGGAAATCGCCATATCTAATACATTGTTTACCAAATTCCCAAATAGCCTTTTAACTGCGTATATCGGATGATTCCATACATTTACAAAAAACTCAGCAACCGATGCAAATATATTCCATAAGAATGCAAACATATTAAATAAAAATTGACCTAACACAGCAAAAGCACCAGCGACAATACCGGTTGCACTTAATGAAGTACCTGCGAATGTATTCATTGCCCATACTCCTAAATAAATGGCTGCTATAACTGCAATGAAAATTGCCACAAATGCTAGAACAGCAGTATTAACACCCCATTGGGCTGCTTGATAAGAAATAGTGGCAGTTATCACATTCCATAATTGTCCTTGCTTTGCAACAAGCATAGTATTGTGCAACCAACCAATAGCTGCACTTGCAAGTTCAACACCTTTCATCACTCCTAATGCAGTGTAGTAGGTTACAACTGCTGCCGCGGCAATTCCTAAAGCAATTGCAACTCCATTAAAAATAGGACCTATCCATCCCCAGTTTTGAGCAACAATATCTGCCCCACTTTCTAATAAATCTATAACGAACACCGCAACACTGCTTATCATATACATCCCATCTACGACACCATTTACAAGAGTATTTACTACAGAACTATTTGCAAGGTCATTTATTTTCAACAATACCGGTTCAAATGCCCTAATGACATCATTTTTGAATATGGTAAAGATTTGTCCCCATGTTTTCGGCATTTTTTCAAATTGTTTATTTGTTTCTTCAACTGAAGAAAGCATAGCATTCTTGACTACATCAGCAGTTAATTCTCCATCAGAAGCCATTTCTCGAATCTGTCCAATAGGAACATCTAAATAATCAGCAATCGTTTGAATTACGTTTGGTGCTGCCTCAAACACAGCATTCAACTCCTCACCACGAAGAACACCAGAACCTAATCCCTGTGTCAACTGAAGCGTAGCACTAGCTATTTCTTCTTGTGAAGCACCAGCAATAATAAATTTTTTGTTTAGAGTTTCAGCGAACGCTACCATTTCCTCATTCGTCTTGAATGCATCTTTCGCATTCATTCCTATCCTTGAAACAAGGTTTGCCATATTCATATACTCTCCACGAGAACGTTGAGCCGATTGGAAAATCATTTCCTGAAGTCCAGCATTTGTCTGCTGTCCCTTGTTTATCATAGCTATCTTTGCATTTATCTGTGACATTTGGTCTGATATTTGAGCAATCCCCTTTATAGACTGGAAACCAAGATATGCACCAACCAATGTTTTAGCTTTACTAATCAATTTATCTGATGCACTTCCACTTTTCTGTACTTCATTATTGAAATTTCTTTGTTGGATCATAGCTTGTTTAATCTGATTTTCTACACCATCCATTGCAACTTCCATCTTAGCTAATTCTTCTCTAGCAGTTTGAAATGCTGATGTATCAACTGCATTACCTGATTGTAGCTGAAGCTTTTCAAATGAATTGATAACAATGTTCATAGCTCGATTCATAGAAGTGAACGCAGGTGTCATTCTATCTTGAATATTAATAATCGTTTTGATAGTTGCCATTTATTCACCTACTTCCTTCTTCCTTTTCTGCTTTGTGCTTTCATCTTTTTAGCTTCTTCTTTTTCCTTCTCAATTTTGATATTAATAGCCGCTATAACGAATGCACGTTCATTAACATCTAATGAAAGAAATTGAGAAGGTAACATTTTGAGTTTGTGAAGGCAATAGTAAGCATAGTTCGCTTCACCATCGCCTTCCTCAATTAGTTTTTTGCTTCTTCTACCTTTTCATCGAAAGATTGATTAAAACCATTAATCTCCTGAATTTTTTCCAAGTAAGATGCATATTCGCCTGGTTTAAGCATTTTCTTCAACAATGCATCTGCCCCCATTACTTTGTAAGAGTTTTGAAGCTCTGCATCATGTAAGTTAGGAAATACTGTGCATTCAACAGAAAGCATACCTGTGTACTTATCCCAGTCCATTTCTTTTGTGTACTGTCCTTTTTTACCTGTCACTTCTAATCGCTTAGTACATGCTTTTCTTAATTCTTCGTCACGCTGTGAATCAATACATTTAATTTCCCACTCAATTGGTTTTTTTGTCTTAGGATTGATAAATCTTTTTGATGCAACGTGTTTAATATTTTCTTCTTGCAGAACGTTTTCTGCCATAAACATTGATAATGTACTCATATTTTTTACCTTCTTTCTTTTAATTAGAAAAAGGACCTGTTACGGCCCTTACATCATTCCCTGTAATAGTTTGAATTGTTCCGGCATTTCAAAATCTTCAAATGTGAAATCAACATCTTCATCCAAGTAATCCGCATCAGCATCAAATTTAGCTAAAATCATGCTGTCAATATTGCAGTCAATGAATGTCACTGTCTGTCTGCCGACAGATGAAGTTGGATCTTCATTCGTACATTGCATATCGAAATAAACATCTTCACCAGTTTCTTTATATCTTAAAGCCATCTGTCTGAAAACCGAAGTGTTATAATGTAATGTCATTGAACCTGAACCTGTCCATCCTGTTGTCTTATTCCCTTTTCCTGTTTTTCCAAGAATAGGAACTGTAGTCTTTTCTTTTTCAAAATTTGCTTCAAATGAAATAGCCTGTGCAATGTTATATCTATTTCCTGCGATGGTAGCAAACAATTCAGCCATTGAACCGCTGATTGCATCTTTTGATTTCATTGTTACCTTACCCATTATTCACACCTACCTTTCTTAAGCAATAACACATGTCATATACAACTGACTCATTGCATTAACCGGTGTTACCTTATCTTGTAGAACAACCGATTTCTTAGTCTGTCCTTGCTCGACAATTACATCTTCAGAATTAAAATCTTCAATAGCACCAACTGATTCAAGTTCCTTATGATGTGAAACTATATCACTCCACAGTGATACACGACCACTAGCATTATTTGGGATTTTTCCCAAGTATTTAGTATTAAATAATGAAGCTACATCATTTGCAATCTGATCAATAACTCTGATTGTCTGATTGCTGGAAAAATCAGAACCTTTGCCATCTATAAATGAAACAAACGTATTAATATCTTCAAGAACTCGCACTTCATTAGCCACTTTATGAAAAATGAATTTCCCTTGTTCTAGTGCTTCAGCAAGCTGTGCCTGTGTGTAATTAACATCAACATCAAATTCACCATTGTAGGATTTATTTGTATTTGATTGATTTACTGGACATCCTGCAATAATACCTGTTGTCCAATAAACAGCAGAAGCTTCATTTGTATCATCATTTACCTTGTTTTCTACAGAAACGATACCCTCATAATCAGCAGTATTTTTCTTGTAAACAACTGATTGAAACTTAGCACCAATTTCATCACGCATACGTTTTGTGAAGGAAACAATCAATGATGTAATAGTTTCATCTTTAACAGGAACGCCAAGTGCATTGAAAGAATACGCTTCTATCTTGTCCAAGAAGCCTTGATATTCGGCAGTTGAAACAGCTGAACCGTTTGTTCCTGCTGTCAATGGTTTTGCAGCAGTTTCAGCAAGTTCAACGCTTTTGAACGTTACCCAATCATTAGCAACAAGTTCATCAACTGTTGCAACAGTCTGCAAATCAACAACTGTATAATCAAGAATTGTTGAAACATCAAATTTAGAAGGTTCATCAACGTTTGCTGAAATAGCAATTTTTAAGTCATTCCCACGAATGCCAGCACATTTTGCTTCTGCTAATTCATTGGATGCTTTAACACCTGATTTAATCAATCTATATGTGTATAAGGTTCTAATGTTCATGAACAAATCTCTTAAACCTTTCATCTTTTCATGCCCATAGTCATATCCAAAGATTTTTAATGAATTATTTTGAAAATCCTCACTTGTTACTGTGATGATTTCACCTTCAACACCCCAATCCATGACCAAAGGCATTGCAACAATACCACGTTCTGATAATGTACTGGATGCACGTGCGGCACTTACAAAGTTAATATAAGCACCTGGAAGTTTTTTGTTTTGTGAAATAAATGTTCCACCGCCTAATGACATCTAACATTCCACCTTTCTTTTTAATTCTTTTTGAAGCAAATCTTCTACTTCTTTTACTGTGTAAGTTTTATCATCTTCTAAGATTGCATCTATCAAATCCCGTTGATATTTAAAAATCCTAGAACGTAAAAAAGCACCCTTTAGATAGGATGCTTCATGTTTCTTTTCTTTTGTTGCCACCAAATCACTCCTTTGTGCCATTTTCAACTGCAATAGATTCCATCATATCCTTTGCATCTTCTGTTACTGTTGCCACGAAGTTGTAATTCACAAAAAAGTGAAGTACATCTTCAACAACTTCTGTTTTTATCTTAGTAGCATGCATCGTATCTCCATCCAGCAATGTAATGAATTCAAGTTCATTCATCATCTGATCAGCTACTTCATAGCACTGCAATACACCATTTGAAGGAAAGAACAGGATATCAAATGGAACTAAGCGTTTTGAACGCGACTGAAGCAATGGTTCTTTGGAATAATCAACAAGAATAATCAGGAAGCAAGGCTCTTTCAACCCCTGTACGATATCTTCCTGATTAATCTCATATTCATCACCAAACACTTCATGTAGTCTAATTGCAATTGCATCCATAATATCTTTAATCACTACTAAACACCTCATTTAATTTTTCAAGCAGCATCTTCTCAATGATTTGTTCTTTCTTGGAATCAACCATTTGCTCTGCTTTGGTCAACATAAACCTACCTTTTACCCAGCTGACTTTTAGCACCATCCCAGTATGAGAATCAGGATCATAAATAAAATCATCGCCTTTCCAATAACCTGGAACAAATCTTCCTGGTTGTTGTCTATGACCATATTCAACATAGCTTGCATATTCCATAGAGTTGATAATCTCTATTTCATAAGTTGCTCCACCTACATTTACAACTTCACTTACTGACCATGCCTTTCTTAATTCACCTGATTTAACTGGTGTTCTTTTCACTGCACTTCTATAGACTCTTTGTGCCAAGTTTTTTGCAATTTCAATGCATAATGCTTCTGAATCTATTTCTTCAAACTTCTGCATTTTCTTTTGTAATTTTTTTAAGTCCTTGAAATCAACCTTTCCCCATCTGGCCATACAACCAACACCTACGCATACTTGTCAAATAGTTCAAGCATGATTTCCTGATGGTTCGTATATACAGCAGGAACACCGCTTCTCTTGTAATCAACTGTTTTTCCTCGATGAGTTATAGATATTTTAGAACCAGGCTTAATTTCTATTTCAGGTGCAATGAATAGCTTAATTGTTTGCTTCTGTATTGCTGCATGTTCATCACTTGTAACAGTTATAGAAGAAAATGATAATCTGCATTTCTTGTTTTCATGGACTAAGACTTCGTCAGATTTATTAACATGAGTAACAGGGTCTTTTGTATTCTGCCATTCATACACATTGCACGTATCTTTGTACATTGATTCAATTGATTTTCTAACAGCATTTATCATGTCTACCACACAAACTTTCTGAACTTTGCAAAATCGTCATTTCCGCTGTTCGAAAGTTGATTCACATAGGCATCAAATTTAGCCTGTGGCGAAGAATTAACATCAAATGATATAGAAGTGTCCCCTTCCTTAATTGAAGCTACTACACCATCAAATTGTTCATCTGAAAGCACACCACATGATCTTACTACTTTTAGAAATTCACCACACGCTCTGTCGACAAAGACAAAATGAAGTTCACTAGGAACTTCATCTTGATTTATCTTATTTTTGATATCCTGCTCAACCTTATCAATAATGAATTTCAATAAAAACTCATCATTTTCAGAAACTTTGTAATTCAACGTGGAAAGTCTTTTAACGATTTCATCCTTGATTGTTTCAAACATAGGCATTAACCACGAGAAATAATACGTGCAATGGCAATCGCTTTATGGTCATAGTATTTCTTAGTTGATGATGAACCATCATTAATCAATTCCCAGTTCGTAGGGTTTTCGATTTCCGCTTTAGTTGGCGATAAAGAAGAAACTGATTTATTAGTCCAAGAGAAACCAGGAACAGCAACTGCTTTACGTTTACGTGTGTAAAGAGTATCTTCACCACCGTTTTTCTTAGCATCACGTGCCATTTCGTAAGGAACTTTAGCACCAATATCCTCTAAGTTGATTGAACCGTTACCTAATATATATGTTGTATATTCAGTGTGCTGTGGTAATAAGTAAACATATTCATCAGCAGCAATATCAGAAATATCATCTGTTACATCCGCTTTATTCACTTCACCATCCCCTGAAGCTCCTGATTCCTTGACGAGTTTAGCACCCTGAACTGTTTTATCACATCTGATGTATTTGGCATCAACAACAACTGTAGGCATAGAATCATCAACTATAACCAAACGTCCGTTCCATGTGTAAAGTTCCAAATCTCTCTGAATACCCTGTGCATCAGTATATTTTAATCTTTCAATCAAGTTCATATTTTCTAAGTTAGTAGATACCTGAGAATGCATAATTGCTAGATTGAATACACCTTTGTTATCACCACACGCTTTCTGAATCGTAGTATTAAGTGATGTTGGACCGACTTTTGCAGCTGCATCATCAATCAACTGTGCAATGTTATTTGTATGGTTGTTTACGAAATCAACATTGCCTTTACCTGTCATTGAGAAGATACCTTTTAAGATTGCAAGTAATGTATTTTGATCAACGTTATACCAGTATTTAATCAGCTTATCACGTACATTAGACATGAAATCAACTCCACCTGTAATATCGTAAGAGAAGTCTTTCTCTGTCCACCCTTTAGCACGACCATACACAAATACTCCTTGCGTATAAGTTACAGTAGAATCAGCACTAATATCTGTTGCACCATCATAGTTATCAGGTTCTGACTGTTCTAAGTTTCCGTAGAATGGGATAGTACCATAATATGAACCAGTCTGATTTGCAAACAGGTTTCTTAATTCTGCATTGCCTGTTACTGCACCTGATTCTAATAGTTTGTTTCTTTTTACATCAGGCACTGCTTGCATATAGCGCCCAAATGCTTCTTCATTAAATGTTTTTGCATTAAATTGTTTAGCCATTTTCTTTACCTCTTTCCTTTAATTTAATTTGCGTTTGATTCAGCTTCTAGTTCAGCAACAAAATCCTCATAAGATTTTTCCTGTGGTTTCTTAGAACCTGGATCTGTTGGATTGTTTGGATTAGTGTTAGCAGGATTTGCCCCCTTGATAGTTGTTGATGGTTTAGTATCATCGAACAAATAAGCATCTGATTTCTTCAATGCTTTGATTTTGTCGTCAAGTCCTTTGATTGTTCCATCATCAGCAAGTTCCACATCATCACCTAAATCAAGAAGTGCCTGTACTGCTTTAGCGTTCTTTGCTTTTGCATCTGACAATGCTTTTTCAAGTGCAGTAGAAACCTTTAATTCTTTCATTTCTTTTTCATGAGCTTCTTTACTAGCCTTGTTTTCATCTTGTAATTGTTGAATCTGTTGTTTCAATGTTTCAGGGTTATCAGGACTGTTCTTCAATGCTTCTAGCTGCTTATCACGTGCCTTGATAGTTTCATTTGCTTTATCAAGTTCTGTTTGAACCTCTTTAGCCTTGCTCTTTTCAAGTTCAATATCTTTTCCGTTTTCAGCCATGATTTGATCAATAACATCTTTCTCTAATCCCAATCCTTTTAAAAATGCTGTTTTCATAATCTATTCATCCTTTCATTTAGGCTTTTTTAGGTGGTTGCCATCCACCAATGAATTTTCATTTTTAGGTCTTGTTTTGACCGAATATAAAAAAGACACACCATTCAGATGTGCCTTAATTACCTAAATAAGTTATTTTACTTTAATACACTTGTTTTCCCATTTCTTATAAACATCAAAATATAGTTCATTCTTATCACCGTTATAAGTACATTCATAATACATTCCATCAGAAACATTTGTGCTTAACAATGCTTTGTTGTTTTGAAGCGTTTTACACGACCACACAACAAATACATCATCTTTTTTAATATACTTATTATCTGTTTTATCAACATGTTCATTAAAATAATCAACAACTGATTTAACACATAATTCAATAAATTTTTGATTGTCCATTTCTTCTTCCTTCTTTCCGGTTAAGTTTTTCGCCATTCCAAGGCAAAATAAAAACACGCTTCTAATTTTGCGTGTTGTTTTTATTGTGATTCGCAGGAAACTTCATAAAATATTTGAACAGGATACATATATGATTTTGCAATATCAATAGTTTGTGGTAATTGGAGTAGAATAGTCCCTCCAATTTCTGTTTTTTCTACACCTATTGAAATCACCTTATCTCTTGTCAGTTTACCAATATTCGGTATGTTGACTTCCAAAGCAACAATAGTGGGCTTAGAAAACATTTTCACTTCGAAATCTCCAATACCAGCTGCATAGTATTGATTTGCAGAACCTCCTTTAGGACTATACAGACTTGCGTTAAATGAACCTTTTTTTAAAAAAGCACTACATCTAACAAATGCTAATGTATAATCTTCCTTTAAGTGCTTGCGAGCTACTTTATAGGGATCTAAACGTACATATCTGAGAGTCAACGTACACTTTGGTGGAACCGCTATTGCTACCTGTTCAATTTCTTCGTTTACTGTACTTGAAAAAACACCTGTATTGTTAATTACCGTTCCCTCAATCACAGAACTATCTGATTTTTTGTAAAAAAGCATTTGAAATGGTTTATCAGTAACGCCCCCTGTTTTCGCAACAACATAAGCAGATAACGTATACTGCCCATAATTTTGATATACAGGTTGATATAGACTATGTCTTTCTGTATCATTGTTCGTTAGCCTAATATCTCCATTTTCTAATATTTCAAGTTTCAATTTTGTAATCGCCCACATAGTTAGCGTATATCCAAATTTATTTGAAAAGTCGTATACATTTTCGTTCCTTGGATTAATCTGAAAGTCTCCATTAACCAACAAATTTTGAACATATGAGTTTTCTACTGTCTGTAATTTTAATTTCATAAATTCGCTTTTGCGAAAGGCTTAAATCAAATACGATACTGATCCTACTATATTTCTATTTTTTGGCACTAAACAACTAACTCTATTTCCATTTATTTTACAAAAAACCACTGATGGTTTAACTTCGTTTGTATACAAATTGAAAAACAATTGCTGCTTAGGAACGTATTTTTGTGGTAAAGTGAAAATCAAACTTTCTTGTTCTTCGATCCCATTTACTTCTACACCTTCAAAAACAATATTAGCAACTCCATTCAAGATTCTTCCTCGAATTCTAATATCGTCAGTCAAATATTCAAGTCCAGTATCACTGTGTTCTTGTAATCTCAGTTTCATAAAATCGCTATAAATAGCAAATGATAGATCATTTCCAAAATCCAATTGCCCTATAATGAAAAGAAACATTTCCAGAATCCTTTGTTCCTTTCTGAAATGTAATCTTTTTTATCCCTGTTTTGTCTCTAATCACTCCACAAACGCTACAATAAACATAGTCTTCACTACTTACCGTATTAACAATTACATTAGGAAGGTTAATAAACGAAATTGGGAATTTAATAAATTCTGCAAAATCTCCTCTATACAAACTTCCAGATTGATAAAAATCAACATTTTGTACATAGTATCCCATAATTTCCAACAGCCCATTTGGATATTTAATTACATCATAATTATTTCCTTTAATAATTTCAAAACCTAACTGGATTTTCATAATCTATCACTGTGTCCGCTACTTAATAGCTGACACCACCTTTCGCACAGAAGGCAACTACCTTCTCTGTAGCTGCCCCCTTTCGTTGGTGGTAGGCAATAAAATTGCCCCCCCCCCGTTAGATTGAGTTAACTTTTTGTTTTTCATAACTTTTTGCTGTCATGAGAAAAGAGTTTTTCAAGCTCCTGTCAGTGCATACTCGAAATAATCAGTACAATCAAACTTTAAAACCGAATGTTCAGGAATTCTGATAATCATCCTTAACAATCTGTTTTCTTCTGGTTTTGCCTCGTTAAGTGTGATTTTTACTCCATTATCTCCAACATGGAGATTATGCAAAGTTGCTGTATCTTTCCTATAGCATATCATCCCAACATAAGGTATACCGTTTAATGTTGCATATATAAACATAGAACCTTTGTCATATATCATTCTGTCATAAGGAATGACAACATGGACAAACCTATTAAGTTGATTAGTAAAATATGCATAATGTGTTTTTATATCACTGACTCGCTTATCTACATATTGATTTGTAACAATATTGAGCTTCATAAGTTGCTCATAGCATCCACTCATTTAGGTTATTTCCATCTTCCAATTGCACTTACAAAAGCCTGCCTATCTAAGTTGATTCCGTTATAATCATCATATATATGTATCCCTACATTTTCTTTTGTCAGTTTTCCCACAGTCACGCTACCTTTATTCTCATAACTCCACTGATGGGTTGCTAAAACAATCGGTTCCTTAATAAAGGGAATAGGAAACTCCCAAAGAATGTTATCCTTTTTAGCAAGTGCTGTTACTTGACCATAACATATCAATGTTCCATCCGGAAATTTAACATATCCTTTACCGCTCTCAATTGATGCTGTAGGAATTTGGATTTTCATAACCCGTCACCGATGAATGCTACTGAGCATTCACCTCTTTTCTCATCATAAGTAAAGGCGCTGCCTTTACTATCTGACAGCGCCCTCCTTTCCTTTTTGGTTTTGGTAATGGGTTGGTAGGTACTGTTTCCAGTACCCCCCCCCCATGAAAATTCTTACATTTTTCATCTGCTTTCTCCTTTCAAAATGTCATAGATAAAGCCAGGATCTACATCGTCTCCAACGATGAAATCATCTTCCTTTACCTTCTTCTGATCCAATGTCTGTCTAGCAATGCTGTCCGGAACATCAATGGTCAATACTCCATCAGCATAGGAATCAGCAGTAACAACTTTTTCAAGCACTGAACTTAGCAATTGTCCTGAAAATCGTCCAGATGTTATATAAATATTGTCAGCTGATGTTTCAACATATAAAGCACGTCCACTGACATCTTGAAGTTGGACTTTGACCTTAGATGCTGAGGCATTCCTAGAAGTTTTCGCTGTTACTTTTTTTTGCAAGGTGGTATCTACATAAAAATCACTTTTATCTTTCCATGTACCATCGCCATGCAGAACTTTTTCTTGTCCTCCTGCTGCTGGCGCAGGAACCAATCCGGCACCTCCTGCAGCGGAAGCAGATGCCCCCTTAAAATTAGAATATGTTGTATTCGGAGGAGTCTGCCATGTACCATCACCTCTTAAGTATTTGGCCTGATTGTTAGCTGCAGGAGCTGGAACTAGACCAGCTTTACCGGCTGCACTTGCAGATGCTCCAACCATGTTTCCATACGTGGTATTCGTATCTGTCCAAGGAACTGCAACATATGCTTTACCAGAACTGTCTAAGACCACAGGATAGTTCTTTGCATTTTGAGTATATCCTAACATGATACCCCCTAATGCAGCTACTGTCGCTTTAGGCAATGTATACTTGGTGTCTGGTGGAACTTGCCATGTGCCATCACCTCTTAAGTATTTGGCCTGATTGTTAGCTGCAGGAGCTGGAACTAGACCAGCTTTACCGGCTGCACTTGCAGATGCTCCAACCATGTTTCCATACGTGGTATTCGTATCTGTCCAAGGAACTGCAACATATGCTTTACCAGAACTGTCTAAGACCACAGGATAGTTCTTTGCATTTTGAGTATATCCTAACATGATACCCCCTAATGCAGCTACTGTCGCTTTAGGCAATGTATACTTGGTGTCTGGTGGAACTTGCCATGTGCCATCTTGTCTCAAATATTTTGTAGTAGCTGTCTCATTCGGAAGCTGTGGCATAAAGCCACTAGCGGTTTTACTGGCAACCGGATGAGAATGTGATGCTGGTGCTTTCTTAGCAAGTTCAGTATTTACATACTCTGTTGAAGCCTTCGTACCAATTTGGTTTGCTACCGTTGTTGCAAAGTTTGGGTCGTTCCCTAAAGCGTCCGCCAACTCTTTCAAAGTGTCCATAGTCTCAGGCGCACTATCAACAAGAGCAGAAACAAGAGCTTTGACCTGCGCTTCTGTCTGATATTCGCTATCATTTGTGAATTGGCTTACTTTTGTTGGCATATCTGTGATTTGAGATTTTGTGTGGGTATGCGTAGATGGAGCTTTTGTAGAAATATCTTCATCAACTTTGTCTAATCTATTTCCAAGTAATGGAAAATCACCTCTAGCTTCTGTAACTTCTCTTTCAAAAATATTAGTGGGTTCAAAGTTAATTAATTTATCAATATAATCTTTCATTTCCTCGACTTTATTTGCATTGTTTTGAGCTTCTGTAGCTTCATTCTCTGCTTTTAAAGCCGATTTGGATGATTCAGTTGCTTTTTGAGTAGCAATCTTCGCTTGTTCTTTTGCAATATCCGCCGCATTTGATGCAGTTGTGTCAACTTCATCCATTCTTTTTTCCCATTGCTGAAGAATAGTTGGATACTTGGCTGCAACATGTCCATCACCATCGTGTGATTCAGAAATAAAAATGATTCCCTGATGAGAGAACCACAACACTGCTTTTTCATTTGCTATATCTTTAAATACAATCTGATACGTTATGTGACCATCTAACTGAGTTGTGCATCCGTCAACTCTCCATGTTAATTTAAGCTTTCCTTCAACAACTTGTTTTTCAAGTTTAACTTCATCAACTTCTTGATTTACCATGTCACATACTGCATAAGCATCCATTTTAGATAAATCAGTAGTTTCATAAATGTAATCTTCCATTAAGAAAGTCAATACATCTGTTCCACTTGAAAACTGCTTCAAATTGATAACAGCTGGGTATAACTGCTTGCTATCAAGTGTTATCTTAATATCCATGTGTTTATTCCTTTCTTGTTTTTAGATATGAAAAAAGCACCTACTTTTTAGCAAGTGCTTTATCCGCCTGTTCTTGTGTAAGATGCCCATATTTAACAAGCAAACTAAATGCTTCTTCTGTTTTCTTTCTTCTTTCATCTTCTGTTATTTCAGTTCCTTTTTTAACTGTATAACCATTCATCGGTGTATAGTGAACTCTTACCAAAAATTTTTCGTGATCAGTTAAATATTTATAATTGATTCCTTTGTCTTTTTCAGACATTTTTAACCATTCATCTAATGTAACTTTCTTTCTCATACTACACCTCTTCTAAAATAATGTATGTTTTACCATCACTTTTCTTCACATTAATAACTTTGAATGTAGAACCTCTTTGATAAAAAACTTCCTTAATATTTAATATCATAATCTAATTCTAAATAACCCATTTCATATACGTCTTTGTTGTTTTTGATACAGGTTTCAATCATTTCAATTGCTTCTTTTTGAGGTCTGTATAACAAAGGAATTGAAGGAAACCCATCTTCAAATCTATCGTTATATCTTTTTATCGCTTTTCCTAATTCAGTTTCAGGCTCATAGTCAAAACTCGGCAACCTATCTTCATCATAATATTCTTTTTTCATCTTATTCAACTCCTTTCAATATTTCAATCACTGCTTTGTATGAGTTTGGTAAATATTCTTTCACAAACTCTAATTCTTTACCGCCACAAATATAAGCACTCATAATGTTTGCCCACATTTCACTGGCTGCTTCATATTGTCGCATAATGCTCTTTACTTTTGCTTGCTTTGAGGCATCAAGACCTAATTCTTTATAAACCTTTTGAATGTCATTATGAATTTTTAACTTTTTCGCAAGTTCAAATTTCCGATTGTAATAGGATTCTCCATGCCCCCAATTGATACGTGATTTAACAAACAATCCATCTATAGCATCTTGAACCCCTGCACTTCCGTGATGCTTAGATAAAAGTTGCTTGACATCATTGTTAAAAATACTTTTTAAATATTTTTTATCTTCTCGCACCGCTTCTAGGAATTCATCACTTGAACTCACACTTTTTTTGAACCACTCTTTTGCCCATGATCCTTTTGATTCTAACACTTTATTCAAATTGTCGATTTCTTTGAAGTGGACATTGAATTTTGCTTTTGCATCAAAATAATGTCCATATTCATGCGCTAAAGTTGAATATTTGTGTATTTCCTCATATTCCAAACCTTGCTCATAACTAAATTTCAAAGTATTTGAAGATGGATTATAGGCACCACCATTTTTCGTTACCGTTATTTCGTTTATTCCATCAGCATATTTAGCATATATTTTCTTAATATTTTCATCTTCATGACTATTTAGCATATCTGTATATGCTTTATAATCATTATCGCTCATTGCACCTTTTAATTTCGTCGTATTTCCGATAATGTCAAATGTTGTTTCTTTGGCACTATCATTATATAGCATTTTCCTTAATTCTTCTATTCTTTCTGATAATTCTTTAGCTTTTCTAATTTCTTCATCAGTTGCACCATCAAATCCATCTTCGATACTGCCAAAATCTTTCATGAAGTCATCATAAGAATATCCTTCTGTTAAATCACTAAATTCTTTTTCTGCTTCTGTTAAACGTTGCTTGATAATTTCTACATCAACTACATTGGCCACTTTACTGAATTTATTAAGAATACTTTCATCTCCATCAATAAAAGCCTTATACCACTCATGATACTTCATATTTCCTGGTACAGTATAATAAGATCCATCAGAATCATCACGTGCTGCACGCTCTTCATCAACGGTAAACTCATCATCAAAATAAGGTGCAGTGGCCGTTCTACATCTATTATGAAATGGTGGAGCAGTTGCACCCGGTGCAAAATCATCAAGTTTAAAATGCTTTCCATCCATTTCTCTGCATATATCAGATGTCTTACTGTCTAATGTTGCCACTATCTCATATTCCTTAACACCTAAGTCATTAAATGCATCTTTTTGAGCTAACGATTGGAAATATGCCTTTTCAGTTTGCACAAGGTTTTCAGCCTGATGCCTTTTAACATTGAATTGCTTTGTGATTTCATCAATCAGCTTATCAGCTCTTTTGCCTTGAATAAGATTAAGCGTCAACCCATCATGCAGCTTTTTGACAAGTTCAGGTCTGTATTTACCCCATATTCTTTGACTGAAGTTAGTTCCATCAGCTGTCCAGGGTTTAGACATTGCCTTGTCAATAACCTTGTTATCTAGCTTCATCAAATCCCACCCAATGCCCAAACCTTTCTGAATCTCAAAAGCACTGTGATAGTAGGAATCAGTAAATATATCACGCATCAGCTTATCGATACCATCTGCTTCATTACCCATAAGATATTCAACATTCTGCTGCATCTGTAGTTTTAATGCTTCTAATCTTGTGACATGAAACTTAGTGGATGCACGTTCAAGTTCATCAACCCATTGAGGATCAAGGCTCTCACCTTTCTTCACGTATTCCTCAACGTTCATTCTAAACTCTTTCAATTCACTCTTAGTTAGCTGTTTCTTAGCTTCTGCAAGTGTTATTCCTTCCGTTCTAGCATACCTTTGATACCATTTAGCAATATCCTTTTCAGTTTCTGAAATAGCTTTACTATAAATACGCTCCAAATCATGAAAATACTCAATGCCTTTGTTGTTCATTGCATCTTCTAATAATTCAAAACGTTTTTCCCAATACTTCCTATTGCTATTCCAGTTCTTATATAATCCCTGTTCCCTTAGAATGCCTTCTAATTCAGATATGGTCATTATTCATCACCCGCATCTTTTAAAACGCTCTGTGGCTTGTTCTGTGCATTCTGAATAGGTGTTTTATTAAAGGTTGAATTGTAATCATCAAGTTCAGCTTTTTCTTGTTCTTTCTGTTTCTTCATGTTTTCAATCAGTTTATTGGCATCACCAAAAGGAAGCTGCTTAATAATATCTTCATCACTGATTGTTCCTTTTAACTTCATTAGATTATCAATGATTGATGTTTCATCTTGTGGCATATCTCTGTTAAAAATGAAGTCAACTTCTTCATCAAAGAAATCTTTGTATTGCTTTAATTGAATATCGAAATCAAAGAACCATTTTAGCTGTTCTAACGAATCCTGAAACTCTGTTTCTGTATCATTTGTATCAAGTTCAAGGTCATAATAAGCAGATTGAATATTCATTTGGTTAGGTGTGCCGCTATTGAGGTTTTTAACATCAGCACCGCCACCATTCTCAATTATGGCTTTCTTGAATATGTCCAGTATAGCTTTGTAGTTTTCAGCATTTACTTCAATTTGAAGTGTATCAACGCCACCTTTTAATTCATTGGTGTTTCTTACTTTGATAGCACCATATGCTGATAGATTATGCCTGAAATCTCCTAGGTTTTCACCATCATAGTTCATGATGATAAGAATAGTGTTTCTGCTGTCTTCAAGCATGTTATTAGTAAATACCGTTGTGATTGTATTGATGCCATCCTGTAAAGACTTCACACGTTTTAACAAAGGATGTTCAATATCATTAATTTTAAAAGGTATCAAGGGTATTCGTTCAAATTGAAATGCCTGTTGTTCGATAACTTCATCACCCTGCATTTTCGTAAAGGTTAGATAGTTATGTATCGTTTCTCCTTTTGTTTTGTCATAAAGCAATACACCACCCTTATAGATGAAGTATCTAACACCTTCGATTGTATACAGTTCCAAGTGTTCTATATCTTCAACATGACCGTTTGAGAAACGAACAGGTTTCTTATAATATCGCCAAAAGAAATCAATTTCAGTATGCTCATCATCTTTCCAAAAAACCTTGACCTCATATGATTTAAACTGCTTTAGCTTTAATTCGCCGTTTTCATCATAGTAAGGATAGATGTATGATATACCACCATTGTTAGCATCTTTTGCAACGTTTTTCAGCAATTTAAAAAAGCGTTTCTTGAAGTATTTTTGCAATACATCAGAATACGCTCTATTTTGTGCATCTATTGCAAAAGGTTTCCCAACCAAATGATTAACTTTTTGATTGACTAATCTTTTATATTGATTATCTGTAATCCTTTTGTTTGGAAGATTATTAACTTCTTCAAGTTGCCCATCTTTACCAATAGCCATACGTTTATACTTGGCTATATCTTGAATATCACGATAATATTCATCACCTTTAATTTGGTCCTTGCGTTCTTTAGAAACCAACCAATCAGCCAATTCTAATTCTAGCCACTTTAGATTGTAGGCTGTTTCTTCTAGTGGATTGTTCAACATATCATTCAATTTGCTCACTCCCTTCCGTACCCAATTAAACATTCAATCACCTCTCTAATCCCATGAATAAATATCACCAACAATATATCCTTCCAATGCATAACGCATTGCATCCATCAAATGGTTAAAATCATCTATAGGAACATTTAGTTTCTTGTTAAATTCATCTTTATCCCACTGATAGTTGGATATTTCAGTTATAAAATTAACGCATCTAGGATGGATAATAATTTCATAGTCTTGTATGAAGTCTATTCCATTCTTAACACTGTCTTTTCCTTTCCTAGCACCATGAACACGTAATCCTAACGTTCTCAATCTATCATTTGATTTTGGTTCAGCACTATCAGCCGTTATTCTTTCTTTTGCATACCCCATTTCTGTTATCTTGGCATGGATTCTTTCGTTTGACATTCCATATTCATACATTTCATCAAACACATAAATCTTTTTGTTTGTCTGGTCAACCAAACCACAGAATAAGGCAGTAGGGTCATTTGTATATCCATAATCAAGACCAAATGCACTTTTAACCGTTGACATTCTTCTAACTGCATCAATATCAAATGCTTCTTCTTTCCAGTTTTCAAATATCAATCCATCAACAATACCCCAGTCACCTAAACCAGCAACTTTATAACGCTTTGGATTTTCCTTTTTCATACGCTCAAACACTCTTAAATCAGCTTCATCTAAGAACTCATTGCACATGTAATTAGTAGTTTTAGCTAGAATATCAGGATCAGGCCTTGCATCAAAGAATCGTGATTTAATCCATATTTTTTCATTCCAAGGGTTGAAAGTTAGTGTAATCTGTTTCCATAATCCTTCTGGAACAGCACCACGAATAGATTCATCAAGTGTATTGAAATCATCTTCTTTTGATATTTCATAGGCTTCTTCAATCCACATCCAACATAAAACACCCACATCAACAGCAATAGATGTAACTTTCAAAGGATCATCTAATCCTCTAAAGTAAATCTTCTGTCCTGTAGGTTTATAAGTTATTTCTAAAGGTGATTCAGTACACTTCCAAAACGCATCTACTTCTAGCTTATGGATTGCCCATTTAAGCTGCGTATAAACACTGTCTTTTAATGTTCTTCCTGTTTTACGTATAACAAGCAGATTAGCTTGCGGATGCTTCATCATGTTCTTGATGTAGTCTAATGCAGTGGTAGCACTCTTTTTAGAAGCGCGTGACCCTTTGCATATTCTATACCTTCCCTTGAACCTCAAATAATCGTCATAGCCGCCACCAACCATCTGTCTGAATGATATCTTCTTAACTTGACTCTTCATCTATATCATCAACAATAACGATTGGTACTGCTCCTTCAACTTCCACTTTATCAGTGAATAGCCTATAACGTTTTCCAAGCAATTCAGCAGCTTTAAGTTGTTCACGTTCATCAGGTAATTTCTTAACTTTGACCGCCTGTGACATCCCATCACCGCATCCTTCCACAACGACAATCTCACTTTCAGATTGACCACGCATCACACTGGTTAGATACTTTAATACTTCGTCTTGTTTAGCAATCAATGCATCTTCCTTTTCAGCCATGCGTTTATCTATATACTCTTTGATTGTAGTGTTTTGTAGTAGTTTACTAGCATTTGTATTTGCATAATTACTTGAATATCCTGCTCTGATAGCTGCTTGTGTTGCATTCAGATCAATTAGGTATTCATCACAGAAAAGTTTTTGTTTAGCTGTCATTCTAGCTGCCATCATGCAACACTCCTTTCTATTCTGTTATAAAATCAAATTATTCAGCTCATTAGGTGCAACTATCATTTATATGTTTAAAGAAGAATAATGCCAATACAACTTATGACCATGAAAGAATTAACTGCGATTTTTTTATAAAGGTTGATAATTACACCAAATCAAATGAATAAATAAATTAATAAGAACACAAAAAAAGCCACCAGCATATAGCTGACAGCCATTTAGCCGCATCAGGTGCAGCCATTTCATCATTTATACTGTTTTATATATAAAGAGAAACCGCCCACAACACGTATACCTTAATTACATTTATTCACTGTAATCATTTTATCACAATATTATGCAAAGTCTATGACATAAAAATGCAGTGAAAATGCACACTATTAAATAATGATATATTTATATTTTCTATGTATACAATTCTCTTATAACATCATCAGAAAATAAGTATATAGACAACTTCTTTACAAGCCTATTCTTATTTCTTCCAATCGTTGTTTCATCAATTGGCGTTAACCATTCATTTGCAACTACACTGTGCTTTTTGCCTTCAAAATAACACTTTTCAATTACCTCGTAATACGGATCATCCTGTATTGTTTTCAATGCATTATCAATAATCTTGATGTAGTTTTTAGTTAATGCAATAGATGATTCTAGTGCAGCAATCTTGCTTTTTTCTTTTTCTTCTTCTGATACCGTAACTTTGTATCCTGTGTCCTGTGGCATTGGAATTACAGAGTTAGAGATATTGGGCAATCCATAATTTTCAATTTGTTCTATCATTTCCTGCTTATCTTTGACAACTTCTTTGAAGGCATTGTAATTGTACAGAAGCTGTTCTGTTTTTTGATATGTGTTCATATCTTTCTTTTTGATTAATTTTTGCTGAAGAAGTTCATCAACTGTTTTAGAAACAGTTTCATCAATAATCTTTTTTACTTCTTTTGACGTAATATTCATTTATTTCCACCCCTTGTTTCCTTCAGGTACTTTTCAACCTCAGTCATATACTTACACACTTTCACTTCAACACCATCAAATTCAATATGGTATCCTCTACCGTCTTGCCATATCTTGCAATGGTAATTTGCTTCAAGATATTTTCTCATTTACTTGCATCTTCCTTTCCTTGATACTGCAACGCTTTTGTAATTGGGAAGAAACGATTTTCTTCAAATTCAATATAATCTTCGCTCAATTCTCCTTCAAAATCATAATCGTACCAATACCATATACAATCAATACCCATACTGTTTTTTGCTGGATCACAATTTACACAACGTTTTAACTTATCATCCCAAACCCACATGTTTGGTTTCAAATCTTCAAATTTGTATGGTTGTGGATTTTGTATACTTCTCAACCTTTCAATATCGCTTGGCTTATGTCCATCCCATTCAGGAGTATACTCTAATTCTATAACATCAAACATGCTCCAAATATTCATATCATAATGATAACTATATTGTCCTTGTGGTGTATCAATACCAACAATAAACATATCATCATACATAGTTCCATCATGATGCTTCTTTGATTTCCATGCAATATTTCTATGTGAATTACAGATAACACTAAACAATACTGCTCTATGATAATACAACTCATTAAACGTGTGATACCCATCACTTAATTCTCCTGTTTTTATTTTTTCAACAAGTTCAAAGTGTTCTTTGATTAATTGTTTAATTATATCTGCTTCAACAAAGTCTTTATCTTCACATTTTTTACACAATTCTTCATCTTGCGAATAACATTTATCGCAACCATCATATGCTTTACACTCCAATACTTCTAATGCCTTTTCACATTCTTCTTTATTCAACATCATTATCTACCATCCTATTCTAACTCACATTCACCAACAATTTGAGATGTTATATTGATACGTTCGTCATTACCACGTTCAAGAACCCATATCTTTTTTCCATTTGAACAATATTCTTTTTCCTTTTCCCAAGACTGCGAATCGTTTAATTTTTCATTAAATTCACTACAACCACTTAAAATCAATAAGCAACATACGCAAAATAATAACTTTTTCATTCTTCTTCACTCCTTAACACCTCAAAATCATAATTTGATTGCACGAATTTAATAGTTAATTCATGTCTAATTCCGTTACCTAATCTTTGATAAACTAATTCCATATCTTCCCGTGTAAAATCCGTATTTAAGAAAATGTTTATATTTTCTCTAACATCATCTTGATACAATTTATTACCTTTATTTGTTGGATAAGGCATTGATTTAACTGCATCTCTTGAACAACATTCAAGAACTTTACATTTTAAATCAACCTCACTTTCAACATTCCTTAAAGAAATATGTTGCTTATCATACTTAAAAACTTGTACAATGCTTTTTCTTCCTTTGTTACTTTCATATGATTTACCTTTTTTCCTTTCTAACATAATGTCTGTGATACCACTTCTCACATTCTTTACAATAGGCATTGAAACGTCTTTGCTTATTCATGTATCTGAATTCACTTTCTTCTTTGTACTCTCCACAAAGGCTACATTTACGTTTCATTTTAAAACCCTTCCAATCTAAATTCTTGTTCCCATTTGTGTACGAAGTCTATAACTGATTGATCAAGGGGATTATGTACATTGTTTTTATATCCTCTAACTTGAACAACTCTTTTACCTTTAAGTTCTAAAGTTACAAAAGGTGTTTCTGGTTCTTCTTTTTTCCTGATAAATAAAATACCTGTCTCCCCTTTTGAAACTCTACTTGCATATGTTCTAACGCAATGATCTAGCACTCTACTTTCATTAATCAGCTCTTTATTATTCATTGCTGGAACTATAAATAAACCATCTGAATTAAATTTATATTTCATCAGCTTTTTAGCTGTTTTCTCTATTCCTTCATTTACTTCCTTATCCTTAACCTCTTGATAGTGATTAAGCATATGGTCATGTGCTTCATGTAAATCTTTTGGAAACAACACCCTATTCCTTTCCATTTGACATCCCATTTCTTCTGCCATTCGCAAGTAATCGTTATATTCATTGAATGGAAAATCAGATATCGATACCGAATGATCAAGCAAATATTTATCTACATATTTTAGTGTTTTATTATTAAAGTATTTTTTTATGTATTTTAAATTGCTCATAGATGCTTTTTTTAAATAAATTAATTCATTCATAGTATGAATATCGTTTTTTCTAATGATTAAGATATCGCTTATTTCCAACTCTTTGATATGTTTTTTCCAGGAAGCAGGAATTTTAAAAATCTGTTCAAATGACTTCCCTTTTAAATTTAAATATCGGGCTCCAGTAATTAACTTCCACATACCACCTTTTGCCAATAACTCAATTTTTGGATATTTTTTATACAGTTCAACATATTGAAAGAAAGGCATTTTATATTCATAATTTGGTGAATCGTACCCACAATATGGTATTTCCAACTTTTTCATCCATTCTTTATAGTCAAACATATCATAATCAAAGAACCACCAATTACTTTTACCACCTGTATACCAAGCATAGTAGCTTGAATTTTCTTTTCTAGTTATCCAATTGCCTGTTTCTGTAAAATATACAGACCTTCCTCCCATTGAATGATTTTCAATCTGACATAGCAGCACATCTTTTTCTCCCTCTAATCTTCTGCATACTTCCTGTATTTCCATATTAAATGGACGAATTAACCCTTTAGGAACCTTAAATGCAAAAGTTCTCATCAATAAACGTTTTTTCCAAACTTCTAAAGTATTAACATAATATGTAGTACATCTATTTGTTGTTTTATACAGCGTTTCATCATATATATATTTTCTAAGTCCTTTTGGCCATCTTAGTTTTGTTTCTCCTAATTTTTCCAATAATTCAGAATCTTTCATATACATATACCTCAAAACAAACTAATTTGCCCATCTACAGGATTTTTCTTACTTTTTGAAATCCTTTTAACCTTTTCTTTTTTAGGCTCTTCTTTGGGTTTTGGTTCCGCTGATTTTTCTTCTTTCTTATCTTTATCCATCTTTGTTTCTACTTTCATATTCGAAGGAAGTGGTGCAATTTTAATATCGTCTTCATCATAGTAATGGACTGCTAAAGCAAATAAATCTTCATCATCGCCTGCAGCACAGCCAAACTTACCATTACGATACATCGTTTTAGCAACTTCCCCCAATACGTAGTCCCAACACTCTTTTAAAGATTTCTTTTCCTTTTGCAAATTATTTTTAACTGATGGATCTGTTTCTGCTCTTTTTAGCAAATAATTTCCTATTCTTACAATCGCAGGATTTTTCTCCTGTTTCAGTTCTTCTTCAAATGTCATATTTATCCTTTCCGTGGTGCCTCACCTTCATAGCACAACCTTTTAAGAAAAAATAGAAATAAGGGAATTCACATCCTTTCTTGTTTTTTTGAAATTATAAACTGCTATGAAGTCATGACGCGTTATGAGGTTTTTTTTTCACTTCCTTCCCTTTACTTTTCCACGATTTCATTTTTATGCCATGAAGGTGAGACATCACTAATATTTTTTAATCATTTAACATATTCTGTAATTTTTTCAGTTCTTCATCATCAACCTGTATGCCCTTTGGCTGTACCAAGTCCTGATTTTCGTACCATGACGGCATTTCACTGATCTTTGATTTTGGGGACTTATCACTTTGTTTCTTTTCGATTTGCATTTTAGCTTCTTCCACGTTTCTAACACCGGCCTGTTTCCACGCATTAAGAATTACTTCAATGTAACGAAAGCTTCTAGCGTTGTTTTTAACACCTTCTGCTAAGGCAAGCATGATGATTTCATCGCTATATGCTTTCTGCCAGTCTGCAATCAGCTGAACTTCGATAGGCGATAAAGGCCTAGCAAATTCAGATTCAAAACTTTCAAAGAGTGAAGTGGGCGACGGAGCGGCATCCGTTTCTTCTTCTTTGCTTGTTTCTTCTTCTTTTATACTAATCTTATCTATACTATTCTCTACTATACTAATCTTATCTATGCCGCCATTTGGTTGACATACGGTTGTCACTTGGTTGTCGTTTGGTAAACCATTACCATTTTCACCAAAATTTGATGTTGTATAAGCACCATTTTCTTTGATGTTTATCATTCTTCTTTCTTCTTTATAAAGTGTTTCTTTTGCTCTGTCTTTTCTAATTGTGTTGTGAATTAACCAATGCTTTATAACCACAACACCACTTTCAAAAGGAATGATAAAATTCTTTGCTATCAGCAGCTTCAAATCATCTTCTCCGCAACCTATCATCCTTGATACTTTTTTAGGATTGTTAATGAAACCTTCATCATCTGCTCTCATTGATAAATGAAAATACAGTGCCTGTGTTGACAGTGGCATATCTAAGAAAGCATCGCTATCAATTATTTTTTTTGAAAACATACGTTTTTCAGCCATATTGATTCACCTCTTAAAACGGTAGATCATCACTAGCAATATCAAGGCTAGTTCCAAAATCTTTTTGTACATAAGGGTCATTTGGGTTATTTGCAGCATACTGTGCATATTCCTTTTCCTGCTGAGCATACTGTTCTTCGTAACCGAAAGATTGCTGCGGTGCTGAATGATTGTCTGACTGATTATCATTTTTCTTTGTTTCCAGGAACTGAATGCTTTCACATACCAATTCAAGAACGAATACTTTTTGTCCATTTGAATTATCATATGATCTGCTTTGCAATCGTCCTGTAACTCCAACAAGTGAACCTTTAGAACAAAATTTATCAACATTTACTGCTTTTGTTCCCCAAATAACACATGGAATAAAATCTGCATTCTGTTGTCCTTCGTTACCTTTAAACACCCTATTAACAGCTAAAGTAAATGATGCTACTGGCTGGTTATTGCTTGTATATCTCAATTCAGGATTTTTAGTCATGCGACCAATCAAATTAGTGCAATTCATGATTTGAATCCTTTTTTGATGAAGAATCATTCCACCATTTTTTCATTAATTGTTTATAATCGGAAGTAATCTGTCTACTCCTTGTTAATTCTTCTTTTAAATTCATTATTACTACAGCTTCAAAAATAACAATACCTATTAAAATATAAACCATCTAATCATTCCCTTCTGCTTTGTTTTGCTCTATACAGATTTGTTTTTACTACACCATCAAATCCATGCTTGGCAATATCAATTCCCATTTCTGTTGAGATTTCAATTATTAAATCCACTTTATCCATGATTTCCTCGGTAAACGCAGAACTATGACTAACATTCAATCTTTGTTCAATTGAGTTTCTGATTCCATGCAGCATATCATGTTCTTCACGTATCCTAGAAATTTTAATTAATTTCTTTTTCATAACCTTGTCCTTCCAAATATAAATCATGGAATGTAACACCTACCGCAATAGCCGCCCAAACATCTTTTGATACACCATAGAACCATCCTGGGTTTTTCTTTGTTCCAACCGGTCCAAAGCGATCAATCAGTGCTTGCCTTATATTTGAATCCTTTGCTTTCATATTCCCACAAAGATTGATTTTTTCATCTTTACGCATGATATATGCTGGTTCTTTACCTCTTATTTGAAAAAAACGTTCTGTAAATCTCCCAATCCAAACACAAGTATCAAACACTGTTTTTCCTGCTGGCATACCTGTTCCATAATGACCTATCATTTCAATTGCAAAATTTGTTACAGATGTATTAGAAAGCAAATCATCCAAAATAACAAGCAATTCATGATTTAGCACTTTTCCAAACTTAACTGGTTTTAATTCTTCATTTAGAAGGGAATAAGCACTATACTCATTCCCTGGATCAATTGATAAAATCATAATTAATAACCATTCTTCAAACGCTCATAATTTACTGCGTTCTTTTTCTTATAGGTGTTATATATTTCTTCCCATGTAAAGCCTAGATAATTACCAATATTAAATAACCATTCAAGGCTTAATTTAACTTCTGATTCAGATAAACATATTATACAAGTTAGTAATACTTCTGATAATTTAAGTGTAGATTTTATTAGCTTATCGTAATTATCATATTCATTCATATATTCAACAGTTTCTTTGTAATAATTGAACAGTGATAATTCGAACTTCAATGCATCTACATATTCAACAAGTGCTTTTTCTCTATTATTTTCAGCAGTGAATTTCCAATGTTTGAAATATGTTGGTAATTCATTCATCATTTCACCTAATTCAACTAATAATGAAATTTTATTTTTTTCAGCAATATTTCTATCATATACATTCCCATGTTCTTTTAAGATAGCATTATCTAATTCACGCTGCATTTCTAACAGTTCTTTTAATTGTTCTAGCATATTTGTTTCCTCTCTTCTTTTGGTTATACACCAAGCCCAATAAAAATTGGTTCAGGAGCTTCCTGTATCTCTCCATCAAGGTTTAACTGTCCTACGGCAACATCTGTAATTTCTTGTAACTTCGTTTTTACCTCACCAGTTTCCTTATCCGTTTCTTGGATATTAAACAAGGTTGTTTCAACTTTGTTTAATGGTCTTAGCTTTGATGTAGGTGTACATTCAACGATTAGTTTTCTCTTATCCTGAATTGGGGTGATTTTTATTTTTATATTTAAAATACGTGGCTTATCATCAGTATTAATATCGTTGATATTATTAATAATCTTATCTAGTTCATAATCAATATTTTTAATGATTTGTCCGTTCTGAATAGACAATATACCTATTTTCGGTACCTTTTTCGATTGTGCAATATTATCCATAACAACACCTCTAACCAATTACAACAATATCATTTGCTTCAATTTCTTCTTTCAGATTTTCTTCAAGATAAGCAACAATTCTTTTCTGTATTTCATACTTCCATTGACCGCCATCAGCTTCACGTAGGCATACAGTTCCATCTTTATTAACTCTGAACAAGAACTTAGATTCTACCTGTTCTATCTCTGCATATGTTCTAATTGGTTTCAACTTTACAATAGGCTGAATTTGATATTTCTGATTCATAGATGCACCCTTTTTAGCTGTTACTGTTTGACCTACACCATCATCATTGAACTCAACTTCCTCAACAACCCTTAATGAAGAAAGTGATTCAATGAATTTTTGTGTGTTTTCAGTTGGAATAAATGAAGTTGAAAGAAGAATAATCATTTCTTCAACTGTTAGGTCATATCCAATATTCAAGGTTGGAGTTATTGGGTATGATTCAACAAGATAATTTCTTGATTTATCTTCACACAATGCACTCATTACATAAATTTCATTAAATTTGATGTTCACTATAAATGGTTTATATATCCCATACATTCCATCTAGTTCAGCATCCTTTAAAGCATTTTTAATCATCTTAACTAAACCTTCTAAGCTATTTACTTCAATAGCTTTTGTTGAGGGTTTTCTCAATAGTTCAAATCCTCTTGCTGTTTTAACATAATCAACACCTTCATGTTCAAAGATTTCAGGTTTAACCTTTTCTTCTACTAACTGTTCAATTTTTTCTGCTAATTCTTTTAACATTTTTCTTACCTCTTACTTTCTTCTATTCTTCACAAACTACAACTGGTTTCCCCGTTGCAGCCTGTACACGTTTTTTGAAATCTACTTCATTTGAATGTCTACTTGATAAATGCATCAAATATATTGTTTTTACTCTTGATATATCAATAGATTTTAAATAATTAACTGTTGTATCTATGCTCATATGCGATTTAAACAATCTGTTTTTAAGCGCATCATCTTCAACTAATCTCACATCATAATTAGCTTCTATCATGATGTAATCTAAATCTTTAGGTGCATACTTTATCAAATATGTATCTGTTGCAAATAAAAGTCTTTCTCCTGTTTCTTTTGAATGTATGAGAAATCCAACACATGGAACATCATGTTTCATTTCTAAAGTAATAAAATTAAACGTTCCAACAGTATACAACTTATTTATTTCGATGTTTTTTGCTCTGTGATGTTCTGTAACACCTTTTGATTCAAACGTATCTTTCAAGGCATAACAATCAACACCAGCATTCAGCATGTCATTTAATGACTTAGCATGGTCATTGTGACAATGTGTAACTAGACAAGCTGCAATATCACTAGGAACAGTGAAATTAGTTCTTCTTTTTAAATCTTTTAATGGAAGACCACATTCAAGAAGAATTGTGGTCGTACCATCTGAAACTAAATAGGCATTTCCTTTTGATGAAGATGCGATTGGTTTAATTTTCATTACCATTCCATCCCCATTTGTTTGGACTCTGTAGTCTGTTTGTTATCAACTGGTGTATTTTCTTGTGTCTGCATTTTTGGTTGCTCTGTGCCATGATTCTGTGTCTCTGTGTGTGCTTCGTGAGGAATGTCAATAACCTGTGTAGCCTGTTCTTCATGTACCTCATACTGAACATCTTCGTACACATTAGGTTCTTTATATTCATTTGAAGTAACACGATTAACCGTTTCAACCAAAATATCTTGATCATCTCTAGTATTGATAAAATTCTTGATGCAGCGGTTGATTGCACTTTTCTTAGCCATTTCCGCCATGAATTTCTGATGCGCTTTACTTTTTCCATAAGCACTACCCATAGACCAGGAATTTTGAATATCTTCTAATGTCATGATAGAAGTGTATGTATCAACACCCCACACTTCAGGATCGAGGATAATTCTCGCCCATGCTCCAATGATATTTGCGCTTGTTCTCTTATCTAATGGACATGGTTTCGTGATTTGAATATCATCGTTTCCATACTCATCTAATAGAAGTTCATACTCTGTATCTTTGTAGATAACATCAGAACGGACATCTTTAACACCTTTGATTCTTTTTACCATTGTTTGTTTCCCAAAGTAAGAAGTCATAAGTGTGCATTGGTTTCCCATCGGTACAAAATAGCACTGATTTTTTGATGGATTCAATCCTGCTATACACATGTCCAATAATGCATTTGCAACAGATGGATTTGTACATTTTTGTAATTTTTCATCATTTTGGTAAATTAAATAGGCTGCTTTCAGTGCATTACCTACTGAATAATTAGATGGAAAGGAAACCATTCCTTGTGATTGATATACTGATAAGGTATTAAACACTGTATCAGTGATATTCTTAGGCATAATCAAACCTTGTTTCTCCAATTGCTGGACTGAAACTTTCATTTCATTATTTGCATCTTTTGTCTGTACTTGTGTCATTATCTTCTACCTCCCAAAATAGCTCTAGCTAATAATTTAGAAATCAAAATATCTAATTCTTCACGATTTAAAGCAGGACTTTTTAGCAGTTCATTTCGAATAAAATTAATAGTAACTTTATTCAATTCATCAAAAACTGACTCCATAATTTTTGATACGGATTCTAAAAAATCCTGATATTCTTTTTCTTTTCCAAAAGCCTTCATAAGTTCAAGCTGTACTTCGTCTTTCATAAACCCAAATGTAACACTTATACCACGACTTTCGGCATTCACATTACATGTTAGATTAAACATTTCCAATCCTTCAGGCAATTCAAAACCATCTTCAAAATTTACTTTTTTAACTTTTTCCATTGTTCATTCCTCTGCTTTCTATTCATTCACTACTCTCAAAGATTCATCTGAATCTGTCACATACAGTCTAATTTGCTGTGAATTTGTTTGAAGTGTCTGATTCACCGCTTCGCAGTTATCAATAAAAATTGGTGCATATGTATTTGCATAATCACAAACTGTATTGATTACATCCAACCCTGCATTGATCTTCATCGCGTTATTCAAATCAGAGAATGAAACACCATCTACAGTGATTTCGCACACTTCATTCAGACCACCGTTAATCTGTTCCTCAAACAATTTGAAGTTACATAATTCAAAATGCTTATTAATTTTTTCAGTTAGCATATTCACTTTTGTTTTGATGAATAAGTCTGTTATATACAGTGCCTGTTCCTTATCACTGTAATCTTTAGCAAGTTCTTTTTCTCTTGCTTCCAGTTCTTCAATACGTTTCTTTTGAACCTCTGCAAGATTAATTTTTGCCTTAATAGATTCGATTTCTGCTCTCTGCTGTTTCCATGCCTGAATATCTTCATCAATGCCATCAATAACTGCCTGAGCATCATTTTTTAATGCAGCAATCTCTTGTTCGATAACAACTATTTGCTTATTTACTTTGTTCGTTTTTTGTCGTTGTTCTGCTTTAAAAAGGTTCTGAATATTGTCAATTTCTTTCTGCTTGTCGTTGATAGCTATTTGAAGAGTGTTCAACTCTCTTTTCTTCAATTCGACATCATTTGAAAGAATTGTTATTTCATCAGCACGTTTTTCATATTCCTGTTTTAACTCAACACCTCTTGCATTGATGCTTTCTAACTTATCGGATTTTCCTATATTGAAATTCTCCATGAACATACTGATTTTTTCCTGTGGAAGTAACTGTCCACATTCAGGGCAAGTATTCTGTGATTCGTCATACTCCATACTGTTTAATTCAATGTAACGTTTTCTTAAATCTGAGCGTTGTTCTTCATTAGATTTTTGCTGTGATTCCTTAAAAGCGATATCACTTACAGTACGTTGGATTTCTCTTTCTAACGATGTTTTCTGATTATCCAGTACATACAGTTCATCTTTCAGCTTTTTATTGCTAGGAACTTCATTTTCAAGCAACAGTTTTTTGTTTTGCAGTTTAATCAGTTCAGTTTCCTTTTCAGCAATAGCACCTCCACATAATGCAGATACTCTCTTGTTTTCAAGTTCCTGGATTCGATTGTTGATGAAAACAAGCTTTTCTTCGTCAACCTCTCCAACCTCTTTTGGAATTGCGAGGTTAGCTTCGTTAATTTTGATTGGAATAGCTTTCAATTCTTCGTTGATTGGTTTCATTTGACTTTTTAGCTGCAGTCTGTAATCATCAATAGATTTTGTTCCCAACACTCTAAGCAAAGGTGCTAATTCTTCATTAGAAGAAATAACAATTTCATCAGATACATCACCACAGATATCAATCAACAACTTTCTTCTATCCTGCCATTTCATTTTTTCGTTGAAATACAGTGGATCAGTGATAATTTGGAAAAACTTGCTATCAAATAACTGATTGACAACTTCCTCATATTCTTTCTTTTTCTTAGGCACATCATCAACAAAGTAATCTGTTGTATGTCCTGTGAACGTTGCTGTTGTACTTCCACGCTGCTTTGTGTATTTCTCTTTGTAGAGTTTTGTAAATTTTGTTTCAACAGGATTGCCACCATTAATGGTTATATCTTTGATTTCAACAACTGCTTCAACTGTGTGTTCCAAATTATGAACATAATTCCCTTCTACTGTTTTTGTCTTTATATCAAAATCAGCACTTCCTTTTGAATCCTTATTGAAGAAAAGCCACATAAATGCATCCACAATCGTTGTTTTTCCTGTTGCATTTCTTCCATAGATATTTGTATCAATCAAATTGAAATCAATATCTAATGCTGCAATGCCTTTGAAGTTCCTTAACTTCATCTGTTTTAATCGTACATTTTTCATTTCTCTTTCTCCTTAATATAAACAGTGTGATATTGCACACCGTAATCAATTGATTTCTGTTCTGTACCATAGAACAGATCAATGATATTTCCTTTGATTGCTCCACCAATATCTTCTGCTATGTATATTTCGCCATCAAAATACACTTCACTTCCTAGCGGTATTACAGTTGGGTCGACTGCAATCGTCCTTCCTTCTTGCGGTAATGTTCCGCTTTTGGTAATACCGGTACATCCAATGCAATCTACACCATATGCAGTGATTTTGAATGTTCCTAAAGTTGTTCATTTTGGTTTAAATTGCAATTCCTTGATGTCGTTCTTTAATGCTTGGATAACTTCATCTTTTCTATCCACTTCATCTTGCAAGGATTGATATTTCACTGAAATGTCATTGTAGTTTTCATAAAAACGTACACACATATCAGAAGCATCATTAAGTAAATATATAGATATTCCTGAAATCAGGCTCAATCCTATAAGCAATCCGCATACGACATAATTTTTTAACTCTTTCATCCACTCACTCCTTTCCTTTTTCTTGTAAATCTGTTAGAATTTGGTTGAGTTGAAAAACTCAATCGTAGATTTTTTATTTTTCTTTGGGACAGGCTGCAACCTGTTCCTTTTCTTTTTGATTATTATTTTTAGGTATTAGCTTGACCTTCACTTCAATTTCATCATTTGAATAAAGTAATCCTATCGCTTTTTCTAGCCTTTTTATATCTACACCTTCAAAGAGATTTATTTCCTTTTCCATGACTAAGTTAATCATCCTTTTTACAGAACTTATTCACAAAATATACTTGTCCTTTGCCAGTTATTTTGGTTGTAGTAGTTACTCTTTTTGAACCATCAGGATTATCAATCACTCTTTTCTTAATTTCCATCAGTCCAAGTTCCATAGATTTCTGTGTCGGCTGATTGTATGCTTCACCTCTACACATCAAATAGCCATTTGCACGTAACCACTCAAATAATCTTTTCTGTCCAATATCACAACCATTGGCTTTAATGATTTTCGCAAGTTCGCCTACTAGACATGAACTTTCAGCGGTAGCTACAGCATCAGCAAAAAACGCTTTTGGTTTTAATTCTTTGTTTTCAATTTGAAGTGTTTCAATTCTTTGATTAGCAATGTTTAATGCCCTTGCCATTACCTTATCAGGACTGTTCCAGTCTTTTTCTATTTGAATAAAATACTGCCTTACCTGCTTACCTTTTTCACTTCTCTGAATCATTGCGATTTCTTTCGCCATGTCGAGTGTGATTTGATAATCAACAACATCCTGCAAACCACCAAGGGTGTCACATTTTTGAGCTACCCTTTGAAAATCTATATTTTCATTAAATCCGTATTCTTTCATTCTAGGAAACCATACATTAAATCTTGTTCCTATACCTAAAAATTGATGTAATTCTCTTGCAGATAACGTAATACGTTCGTTATCGTAATTAACTTTTAATAATTCGTTCATTTATTGCTCCTTTCAGTTTGAATTTCTCACATATTTTTGTATTTTATGGTAATATGTTTTTATAATGTGAGGTGTTACTATGGACTTTGAAAAGATTATATTAACGAGATTCGAATTAAAGATAATTAAAGCCCTTATGCGGTATCGCTACATTAATGTACATGAATTTCATGGATACTTTAATTTCTGTGGTATCGAACCAATTTTAATCTCTACACAAAAACTAGAAAAACTTGGTCTTATTGAAAAAGACAATAACAGAAAGTGTTTTGTTCCAACACAAACATGCTCTGATTACATTCTTTACAGAAGAAAAAACAAACGGAAAGAAATCTATCAATTGATTAGTGCATTAGCTGCAGTCGCAACAATTTTAGGTTTTATTCTATCAAGAAGAATGTAGCATATGCCGATAAAAATGAAAGCAATCCTACAAGTACAGTAATAATTGTGCTTTTTAATTCACTCTTTTCATTTAATCTGCGAATATATCCTCTTGTGATAAAAGCTTCCTTTTCAAGCCCATCAACTCTTTTTCTTAATTCTTCTAATTCGCTCATGTTACCTCCTATTTTCGTAATATAATTATTTTGAATTAATATTTAACTAAAGAATTAGCTTCTGTGTATTTATAACAGCAGCTTAGAATCACTTTAGCCTAAAGCACTGTCAAGTCATTTTCCTCTAGCGTCTTGATAATGCTTTTGACTATTTTTTTGTGCTTTTCTGACAAATATTCAATTTCATTTGTGAGCTTGTCCATATCTTCTAATGTTTTCATATAACAACCCTTTCTTCCAATTTTTGTTATAATGACCTCGAAAGCGAGGTGATTATAATGTCTGATTTAGCTTTTGAAATTCTTGATGAATTGAAGAAACGCGGTCAATACAATTTCTATGGTGATTTATCTGTTAAACCTGAACAAGAAAATGCTATTGACGAACTAGTCGATGCTGGATATATTAGCATCAAGAAAACTGCATTAGGTTATGTTATTGCCGAAGTTCTAATGTAGTTGATAAGCGTGTGAACCTACCGCTATAGGTTTATGCGCTTTTTTATTTTTCCTTTTAGTTTCCAATACTTAACCTTGAATAATCCCCATATTTCTATAGGTAACTTTATTAAGGGTGGATAAACTAATTTAACTTCAATAAATTCATCATTGTCTTTGTAAAATTCGCTATCCTTTGTATAAAAGAATTTCCCATACTTACCTTCTTTTTTGTATAAGCTGATATCGTGATAACCTTTAAACGGTCCATGTTTAAATTGAATGCCATATTCATTTCCATTTTGGTCTTTCACAAAAATATACTTAATACCTAAATCAGTACCAAACATTTTCATATAACACTCCTTTTTTGTTTTTTAGTTCATTTCTTTTTCTTATCAACCAATTCTTTTACCATTTGATTTTCTTCATTGATTTCCTCAATAAATTTCTTGTTTCTTTTACCCTTGAATTGATAACATTCCAACTGAATAATTGAATCACCATTGATAATTGCATCTTCAGTCCATAACTCAATCGTTACACCCATCAAAGGAACATCTCCGTCTTGATGCAACGTGATTGATTTAACCCAATGAAGTTCAACCCCATCCACAAATATCCTCGTTGAATGTTCGTCAACCTTTACTTCGATTTTATTTGTCTTTGGTTCCATATTTTTCACCTCATTCCGTTTTTAGTTGGGCGGTCACTTTTTGTGACATTTCATTCTAAAAAAAATGTCTTCTACTGTTGTATTAAAGTAATTAGCAATTTTCACTTTTACTTCATCTCTGGGTATTCTGTTTCCAGATTCATACATGCAGATAGCAGAACGACTAATATTTAATGCCAGTGACATTTCCTCTACAGAAGCACCTTTTTTCTTCCTTAAATTTTTTAAACGTTCTGCTACTAATTCATTTTCAGGCATATCTTCATCCCTCCATTTCTTTTGTCACTTTATGTGACACAAATATAATACTACCGCTCACATATCGTGTCAACTATTTTTATCACATTTTGTGACTTTTTTTGTTTACTTTGTTCACATTGCGTGATATTCTATATATAGAAAGATTATCGAGGTGAAAACAAATGATGAAAATTGGTGATGTAATTAAACAATTACGTGAAGAATATAACTTGTCTCAAACCGAATTAGCCAAAAGATTAAATGTAGGTAGAAGCACAATCGCTATGTGGGAAAATAACGATCGTGTCCCAAGTGAAGATAAAAAAGAAGAAATTGCAGATTTTTTTAACATAGATATGAATTATCTTTATGGTAAAACGGATATAAAAAACAGTTATATAGAACAAATTTCTCAATCTTTTATGTGTTCTATAGAAGAACAAGAACACATAAAAAAATACCGCAGTTTAGATACTCACGGTAAAGAATTAGTTGATATGGTATTGAATAAAGAGTACCATCGTCCAAAAGAGTTTGTACAGTTAATGCCACCAATCATTGTTCCTTATTATGGAGAAGTGGCTTCTGCTGGTACTGGTCAATTTGTTTTTGATGATATTCCACCTGAAATGATTGAAATAGAAAACTGTATGGAGAACATGCACGTTAACTTTGCAATTGGGGTAAATGGGGACAGTATGGAACCAACATATTCAGATGGAGATACATTATTAGTAAAGAAACAAGATTCTATCAATATTGGTGAAATTGGAATATTCATGATTGATGGAGAAGCATTTGTAAAAGAACTTGGAAATGGTGTTTTAATTAGTCATAACAAGGATTATGAAGATAAGAAAATAAATGAGAACACCATTTGTCTTGGGAAAGTAATAGGTAAACACATCAAAGGATGTTTACATAGATATATGGGAGGGGAATCATAATGGAAAATTTTAAATATTGTATGCATTGCGGAACTAAACTTCCTAATAATGCAAAATTTTGTATGGAATGTGGAAAGCCGACTGAATTAAATTATGATAATTATGTTGAAAGAAAAGAAAGTATAGAAGAAAAATTAAAAAGGTTACTTAAAGATTCTTCTATGAATGAAGGTAATATTAAGAATATCAGTATCATTTTATCTTCTGAAGGATATTCAATAGGTGTAAAAGCAAATAGGGCAAAATTTCTATTGAACAATAAAATAATTAATGATGATGAATACAATGAACTTTTAGATTTTATTAATAAAAGTATTCCAACATCACTACATTCACCAAAAAATGGGCAAGAAAATGTAGTACGTTGTCCAAAATGTGGAAGTACCAGCATTATCACAACAAATAAAAAACTAAGTGTCAAACGTGCTGTAGTAGGAACTATGCTTCTAAACCCTATAGGTGGGGCAGTTGGAGCAGTAACTAGTAAAAAAATGTTTAACGTCTGCCAAAAATGTGGACATAAGTGGAAATTATAAAATAAAAAACTCCCCTGCGCCAACAGAGGAGTAACAAAGTGATACGCCAATATCACATATAAAAAAACTTCGCCTAAAGTCCTTTTACGTACTTTATTTTACCATATAAAGCACGTCTAAGGCAAATATATAAGATAGGACGTGTTTTTATTATGCCAATTTGCATAACAAAGAAAGGGATGGTTGTATGAGAAAGAAAATACGTGTAGCACAATATGAGCGTGTTTCTCATGAAGATCAAAAAAAATTCGGTAGTTCTATTGCTGCACAAAGACAACATTTAAACAAATTCTTAGATGAACACCCTGAAATGGTGTTAATTGATGAATACTGCGATGAAGGAATAAGTGCAGATAAACTTAATAAAAGAACCGAACTACAACGTATGTTAAAAGATATAGAAGAAGGAAAGATTGATTTAGTCATATTCACTAAACTAGATAGATGGTTTAGATCAGTAGCTAAGTATTATAAGATTCAAGAAATATTGGAAGCAAACAACGTTGCTTGGCAAGCTGTCCTTGAAGATTATGAAACAGTTACTGCCAATGGTAAGTTTAAGGTTAATATTATGCTTTCTGTTGCGCAACAGGAACGTGATAGAGATTCAGAACGTATCAAAGATGTATTTGCATACAAGGTTTCACAAGGTGAAGCTATTGTACCTTCAAGTTCATTGCATTTCCCTTTTATAGTAAAAGAAATAGATGGTGTGAAAAGAGTTGTTCATAATCCTGAAACTGAAGCTATGACCTATGATTGGATAGAACATTTAAAAACATATAACTCGCAATCAAGAGCAGCTGCCTATATAAATGAAAAATACAATAAGGATTTTGATTACAATTCTCTTGTTAAAACTTCTAAAGATACATTGCTATATGGTTGTTATAGAGGAAATGAGAATTACTGTGAACCATACATGACAAAAGAAGAGTTCATGCAATTGCAGGAAAATCTAAAGAAGAATATAAGAGTTAAGAAAAACAACCATGTATATATATTCAGTAGCAAGATGAAATGTCCTAGATGTGGGCAATCCTTAGTTGGGGGATGGACAATGTATAAAACAAAGGAATCAGATAAAAACTATTCATATTATTATAAATGTAATTTTGCACATCACAAAAGAAAAATTAAAAGTGCAAAAGCCTGTTCATATACAAGGGCAATAGGCGAAAATTACTTAGAGCAAAAAATGATTACAAATTTAAAAAAATATATCATAGATTTTATTTCAGAAAAAGAAGCGAATGTAAAAAAAGATGTTCCTAAAAATACAAAGAACATCAAAAGAAAATTACAGGATGAAATTGAAAGACTTAACAAGATGTATCAAAAGGGCAGAATCAATGAAGAGGATTATGATGCAGAATATGACCGCATCGAAAAAAAGATCAATGCATTAGAAGAAGAAAAGAAAGAAAGCTATGATTCAACAAAACTAGAGGAATTATTGAAAACTGATGTTATTGAACAATATTATAATTCTGACAGATTAACTAGACAAGGTTTTTGGAACACCCTTGTAAAAGAAATAGAGATAGATGAAAACAAAGAGATAGTAAGAGTTGATTTTTTTTAGATTAACTTCGATGTAACTTATATTCCCCTGTAGGCTCATCTGCCAATATAACAGATGGATGTGTAACCAATGCACGACCAATGGATGCTCTTTGTTGCTGACCTCCAGACAATTCATTTGGTAAATGTGTTTTTCTGTTTTCTAAGCCTAAATGTTTGATGAGTTCATTTAGCTCTTTTTCATCAACTTTTCTACCATCTAAATCTAGAGGAAGCGTCATATTTTCTACTACATTTAAAATTGGTATTAAATTATAAAACTGATAAATTAAACCAACTTGCCTTCTTCTAAATATAGCAAGTTTGTCGTCATTAAAACTATAAATGTCTTTCCCTGAAATAAAGACTTTACCACTTGTTGGCTTATCGACTCCTCCAAGTAAATGTAACAGTGTCGATTTTCCTGAACCTGAAGCGCCTACCACAGCTACAAACTCCCCTTTTTCAACAGAAAAAGAAACATTGTCTAAAGCCACTACTTTAGTGCTGTCTTTTCCATATACTTTTGATAAATTTTCCACTTTTAAAATTTCCATAAAAACTTCCTTTCTTTGATTTTCGGATAGATTATAACAACTTTATGTGACAGCTAAGTGACTATTCATATTATTTATGTTTTACATAGTAAATTATACAGCAAACACTATTACATTCCTGCCCCTTTTATTTTTTCAAGCAATTTCAACAAAAATATCTTCTTTTCTACTTTTTTTATGATTTTTTCTATGTTTTTTTGTATTTTTACCTATTGGTTTCGTATAAGTTAGTGAACAGGGTAAAGTATGCCCTGTATATCACGATATCGGTATAGACAAACAATATTCATGTTTTTATAATGAAGATGAATATGTATCATCTTCCGATATCGTAAAAAAGAAAGGAAATAGGTGATGCGTATGTCAAATCTGGATATTTTATCCAGGGATTTCTGGAAGGACAACAAGCGTTTTGCGGATTTATTCAACACGGTCTTATATGATGGAAAACAGGTCATTCAACCTGAAAAACTGATGGAAGCAGACAGCAATCTGTCAGGAAGCATTCAGACAAAAAAGAAGGAAGATGTCTTTGTTGAAAGAAGGGCAGATCTAATTAGAAAGTTTGCAGGGGACAGTGAATATGCGATCTTCCTGCTGGAAAATCAAAGCCATATCCACTATGGGATGCCTTTGCGGGTAATGATGTATGATGCCTTAGGGTATCGTGAAGAATGTGCAAAGAAGAAAAGAGAAAACAAAAAGAATGCAGTTTATGCAAACAGGGATGAATTTCTGTCAGGAATGCGAAAAGAAGAAAGGATCCATCCTGTATTTACCTTAGTAGTATATTATGGAGAAAAGCCATGGGATGGACCAAGAAGACTGAAGGATATGATGGTGGATATGCCAAAATGGATGGAGAAAAGCTTCAGCGACTATTCTATGAACCTGCTGGAAATACGGTCAAGTGAACATGCATTTCAAAACGAGGATGTAAGCAGGCTTGTTTATATGATCCAGCACATCTACAGAAAACAGATAGTAGAGATGAAAAAAGAATGTGCAGATGTGTATGTAAAAAAAGATGTCATAAAGCTGGCAGGAGTTATAACAGAAAATGAAGAAATCATAAAGTATGCGGAAGAACATAAAGAAGAGGAGGTACTAAATATGTGTGAAGCAACGAAACAGTGGGAAGAGGAAATTGGAAGAAGAAATACAAACAATATCATCAACATGATGGGAGTAAGAAAAGAAGGAGAAGAAAACCTTGCACCTGAAGAAGCAATTGAAAGATTAAAACTAAAAGAAAAAACAGAAGGTGAAGCAAAAGGAAAAGCTGAAGGTATTCTTGAGGGAAGAGAAAATGAAAAAATAGAAATTGCAGAGAAAATGAAGGAAAAAGGATATTCTACAAAAGAAATAGAAGAACTAACAGGAATCCTTCTACATTAG